GCTAATAAATGGGGAATACCACTTGAACAGTATGCTCTAGAAAAAAGAAAAGCTACTCAAGCTGACGGAGAGTATACAAATATTAACACTAGACGTGGAGGGTAACCAATGACACGAATAAATAACACACGTAGTTCTCAACTCAGAGAAAATAATACTAAAGAACAAACAACATATACTTTTGAAGAACCAAACTTATTAGAAATACCTGAACCTATTGTAAATCGTTTCAATGACGCAGGTATGACATTAGGATGGATAAGACTTACATTAAAGGGAAAAGATGATGTTTCTCATATAGGTAGGAAAATGCAAGAAGGATGGGAGTTTGTTTCTCAGGAAGAAGTACCTGAGATGGAACATTCATCTATCGTGAGGGATGAAGGTAAATACGCTGGAGCAGTCTGTCGTGGAGACGTTGCGTTAGGTAAAATACCTACTGGTCGTATTGACGCTAGAAAGGCATATTATAAAGATAAAACTGATTCATTAATGGAAGCAGTTAACAGTCAATTAATGAAGAATAATAATTCTAGAATGCCAATCAGTAATTCAAGTAAATCTCAAACCATTAGAGGAAGAACTCCAAAATTTCAGAGTTAATTCTCTAATACTTTTTTAACTTAATAGGAGGAAACATGGCTCATGTAAAAGCTTTTCAAGGTTTCGTTCCTGCTAGGAAAAAGGGTGGAGCTTACAACACTGGTTCTTTCACAGATATTTTTTCACCTACATCAGGTGGAGCATGTACTAATAAAATATTTACAGGAGACCCTGTTGTACTGCCAGGTGCAAACTTTGCAACTATTTCACCTTTTATAGCAGCAACACTAAAACCTTCAGGTGTATTTGCAGGGTGTTCTTTTGTGTTAAATGGCGAACAAAAGTTTAGTAGACATTGGACAACAGGAACTTCTGCAAACGGATACTCAGATGTTAAATTCTTTATCATCACAGATCCAAATCAAACTTACTATATTCAATGTTCATTATCATTATCTGCTAATGAATTAATGGTACAAAAGAATTATAATTGTACTGTTAGTTCTACAGCAAGTTCTGGTGATACAACAACTGGAAACTCTAGTTATTATTTACTAGCAGCTTCTGGTGGAGAAACAGAACAAGTAGCAAGAGTGATTGGTAAGAAAAAAGATGGTGAAGAAACTGACGACACTGATGCTTTTCCAATCGTTGAAGTATTTTTAAATACGCACAGAGACAGATATGTCACTGCAACTGCGTCAACTGCATAATCTAAAGGAGAATAATATATGGCTATAAATAGAGCAAGTATTGCTAAAGAACTCCTACCAGGATTGAACGCAGTTTTTGGTACGGAGTATGGTGAGGTAAATGACGAACATATACCTCTTTTTGAAATAGAAAATTCTGATAGGGCTTTTGAAGAAGAAGTTCTATTTACAGGATTTGGAACTGCACCTGTAAAAGGTGAGGGTGAATCAGTTTCTTTTGATGATGCTCAAGAAAGTTATACAGCTCGTTACGACAACGAGACTATAGCTTTAGCTTTTGCTGTCACAGAAGAAGCAATGGAAGACAATCTATATGATACTTTTGCAAAGTTAAGAGCAAAAGGATTAGCTAGAGCTATGGCAAATACTAAGCAGGTAAAAGCTGCTAAGATATTTAATAATGGTTTTAGCACTGCAGCATCTGATGCTATAGGTGATGGTCAACCATTCTTTAGTGCATCTCATCCAACTATATCAGCAGGTACGCAGACTAACTTATATACTGGAGCAGCATTATCTGAAGCTTCTATTGAAACTGCTGTTATACAGATTCAAAAGACTAAAGATGATAGAGGAATATTAATAGGTGCACAAGCTGTATCATTACATGTTCCTGTTGATTTAACTTTTACTGCAGCTCAAGTATTACAAAGTGAATATTCAACAACTACTGCTGCTAATGGTGGTAATGGAATTACTAACGTAAATGACATTAATGCTGTTAGAAGTATGGGTGTTATTCCACAAGGTTACTTTGTGAATAGAAGATTCACTGATACTAATGCATACTTTTTCAAAACTGATATTCCAAATGGTGCAAAGATGTTTAATAGAACACCTTTACAAACCAAGATGGAACCAGATTTTGATACTGGTAACTTACGTTTCAAAGCTAGAGAAAGATATTCTTTTGGAGTATCTGACTGGAGAAGTTACGTAGGTAACGAGGGTGCATAACCACTAACCACTGGGGAGGGTAGTAAAATACTCTCCCTATATTTTAAGGATAATAGATGGCTAAAAATATAACAGCAGTAAATAAATCAGGTGGAGATGGAGTAATTATTGCAACGAATGGTATTACAAGAATAGTAGCTATTCATGCATATTCTACTATAGCAGGTACATTTGCTATAGCTGATAGTACAGGAGATAAGATAAAGTTTCAAGTTCCAGCTAGTGGAACAGCAGATATTTATATAGGTGATATGGGTGTTAGGTGTGATGCAACAGTAAGTGTATCTACTCCTAATTCAGGTAGTGTTACATTATTTGTAGGCTAGACTAATGCCTAATTTTTCTTTTCTCAAAACAGATATAATAAATACAACAGAAAATGATTCTACAGAATTTGCAGATCAAATACCTTTTTTTGTAGAAAAAGCAGAGATACGTTTAACTAAAGATTTAGATGATGTAGGGCTAACTGAGTTTAGCTCTTTTTCTTTTACAGCATCTAATCCAGTTGTTAGTCTTCCTGCTGAAACAAGAATTATAAGAAGTGTTAATTTTAAAACAAGTGCTTCTTCTAATATAACAACAATCTTACAAAGACCTTATGAGTATGCTATAGATTACTTTCCTTATGCAAGTGCATCTACAGGTACTCCTAGATATTACGCTAGAAAAAATCAAACATCAATATATATAGTACCAACTCCTGCATCTGCTTTATCAGGAGAAATATCTTATGTGCGTAAACCATTAGGTTTAGCAAGTGCTACAGGTACAAGTGTAACTACAACAAATTATTTTAGTGAGTTTTGTTATGATGCATTATTTTATGCATGCATGATAGAAGCAAATAGATTTATGAAAAATCCTAATGGTGTACAATTATACCAAGGTGATTATGTAAATGCTGTAGAAGGATTACGTAATCAAGCAAGAAGATCAAGACAGGATAATATGGAGACTGCACACAATCCAAGTGGTGCTCCAAATGTTTTAGTTAAAGGGAGTAACTAATGACAATAGGTAGGTCAAGTATTAGAATGCAATTAACTAAAAGATTACAAAATAAAAAAGTTAAAAAAAAGAACAAAAAGAAAAAGGGTAAGAAATAATGGCAAATATTAGTAGATTACTTACAGGTATTTTAAAAGGTGCTGATAAAACAGCTAAAAAAATATTAGTGGATGTTTTAGAAGATCCTGCTAATTTAACAAATAAAGGAGAAATAAGAAAAGATACTTTAACAGCATTAGCTGAAAAAGAAGGTTTATCTAGAAATTTAAAAGATTTAATAAGTGCTGCTAAAGATAATACAGGTGCTAGACAATTAATTGGAGATTTTAAAACTGGTAGAAGAAAAATAGGAGAAGATGAACCAGGAGGTTTTAAAGTTTATCAAGATGCAGCTAGAGAAGTTAAGACAGGAGAAACTCCTGAAGCTTTTACAGCAAGAAGAAAAAAAGAAGGTAAAGAAAAAGGTAAAAAAGTTTTTGAATTTTTAAAAAATATGCCTGAAGATTTAAGACCTAAGGAAAAAGGTGAGAAATATAGTGTTATTAGAGATTTAGCAAGAATACAAACAAAAGCAAGAAAACAAGAAAAGACTCAAAAAGATTTAGATAATATATTAAAAAAAGCATATAAAGAAGGAACTTTTGTAGAAGATCCTAGATATGCTAAAATTATAAATGAATATGAATTTATTTCAAAAGCTTTAGGTAAAAGAGCTTTTGCTAATATAGTAAAAGATAATCCTGATATTGCTAAAAAAATTAAAGATCCTAAATTTAAAAGTGCTATAGAAAAAGGATATAAAGAGTTAATTGAAGATGCAGGTTTATTTATAGAAAAAGGTGCAGATAAAAGTAGATTTAAAAGTTTAATAAATCCTATTAGATTAAATGCTTTAGTTAAAGCTGCTAAAGAAACAAATTATCTTGAGAAAGGTAAAAATAAAACAGATCCATTTTTTTCTAATAAAAATATAAAAAATAGATTAGGTTTTGATAAACCAATAGATGAATTTACTATTGGACCTAAACGTGGTATAAGTCCTTTACGTTTTCCAGATTTACCAGAAGGTTCTGATCCTAATCAACTTGCTTTACAAGAAGCTAGAAAATCTTTAGCTACAACAAGAGCTTTAGATTTAGCTGTAGATCCTAGAATGCCTGGACCAAAAGAAGCTGTTTCTGCTAAACAAATGGCAGAAATAATGAGAGGAGGAGATCCAGCTTTTCGTACATTAGAAGTAACAAGAACAGGACCTAGAGGAACTATAGAACCTGATGCAGAACTTTTAGCTGAGTATCAAAAACAAGCACAAAGAGTAAGAGAATTTGAAGCTAAATATCCAGGTAAACCTTTACCTAAAACTATGCGAAATATAGATCCAAGAGGTAAACCAGGATTATTAGATATTGAAGAAATGGAAGCAGCTATAGCAAGAGATGCAGAACGTGGTGGTGTATTTACTGGTCAATCAAGTGTTGCACCTAAATCACGTAGAGGTACTCCATTAGCTACAGAGGTAACAAAACCAATAGAAGAAGGAGGAAGAGTTTTACCTTGGACTATTTCTAATCCTGATAATTTACCAACTCCTGTTAAAAGAGAGTATTATCAAAATTTAGAATTTTATGATAGTTTAAAAAGTCAATATTTAGATCAAGGTTTTTCTGTAGCAGCTGCAGAAAGAGAAGCTAAACAAGATTTTGTAGAAGCTTTTGGAGAACCTACATCTGTAATGTATGATCGTTTAAGAGGTAAAGCATTAACACCAGAAGAAATAGCAGGTGATGTAGATGTACCAGTAGAAGGAAGAACTCGTTTACTTGCAGAAGAAACTCCTACACAAGAAGCAGAAGATTTATTAAATATTGAGGGAGGTTTAGATCAAATAGAAGATTTAAGTTTTAGAAGAGGTGGTTTAATTAGTCTTGTTAAAAAAAGAAAAAAGAAAAGACCTATACCTAAAATAATAAAAAATAAAAAACTTAAAAAAAGAAAACAACAAAAACCTAGAGGTGTTGGTAAAGCACTTAGAGGTTATGGAGCAACAAGTGGCTAAGAAAAGAAAAAGAAAAGGATTAGGAATGAAAGGCATGACTATTGGTGGTGGTCATAAAAGACCTACTAAAAGTGGTGCTGGACTAACAGCAGCAGGTGTTGCTAAATATAGAAGACAAAATCCAGGCAGTAAATTAAAAACTGCTGTGACAGAAAAGAAACCAACAGGAAAAAGAGCTAAAAGAAGAAAGAGTTTTTGTGCTAGATCTGCAGGACAAATGAAGAAGTTTCCTAAAGCAGCCAAAAATCCTAATTCAAGATTAAGACAAGCAAGGAGAAGATGGAGGTGTTAATTGTCATATCTAATAAGCAATATTCCACATTTCAAATGTTGGGTAAGAAAAGAGTTTACGCATAACCATATAAAGTATCATGGTGAACATTTACATGGTTTAGCGATTGCAGTAAATACAGTACCAGATAGGTGTCTAAGTTTTCAAGTTGTATTTACTGGTATACAAGAAGAAGAAAATACAGTAGGTGGTGCAATGTGGGCACGTCTTCCAATCACAAGTTTGATTGCAGATGAAGTGCTAGAAAAAATGCCAGATAGAATGGATACTCATTTAGCACAACCTTGGGATTGTTCTTCTAGAGGTCACTCAGTAATAGTGATGGATAGAATAAGTTCTAGTCCTTGGTACTGTAAAATAGGTGGAGAGTTTTATAAAGGTAGGTATATGTTTACAGTTGATTATACAGATAGTTATATAAGTGATGACCCTGCACAACATAAGCAAAGTCATGTATTACAATTAACAGATGCTGGTAAGTGGACTGGTAATATTGTAGCACTACCTAATAATAGAGTTAGAGTAACTAATCCTGCATTATGGGTTGCTGGTGAAGGTGCACCAGATTTTGCACCAAGTCAATATATACATTCTGCAGAAATACATGATAGTTATACAGATCCAAATGTAACATTTAATAATCTTTATAAGGAGGAAACTAATGATGAAAAAAACTAAGTATATGGCTAAAGGTACAAAGTACATGGCTAAAGGTTCTAAATATATGGCTAAGGGAGGTAAAGTACCTTTATTAGGCAGAGGTAAGAAAAAGAAAAAAACAATGAAAAAAAAGAAGAAAAAATAATGGCTGCTAAAAAGAAAAAAACTAAAAAGAAAAAAGGTGCAAGACCAACTAATCCTGCATTGTATG